TCACCGGTGGTCTTGCAGCATCCCCATATCTCTACGCTGCTGGCCAGTTTTTGAACGCGGTCGGTATCGATCCCGATCAGCCAATCTCGGACAACGCGAACGACTATCTTCCTTGTGGGATGGTGCGTCCTTCTGGGTACACGGCATTCTCCGGTGGGAGCATCACCGCAGTACCGAAATGGTTCGTCACGAATCCGAAAGATGCTCTGTTCTATGCCCTCCTCGATAACGGGAGATTCGTTTCGTATACCTCTTCTTTCGCAAGTGAGACGCTCATTGCCACCGCCTCTAGCTGTACTGGCAACGGTTGCATTTATTACAACAATTACATTTACGTCTTCACAGGCACTACAGTTGATCGCTATGGCCCATTGAACGGCACTCCAGCGTACACAACAGGTGTTTGGACTGGTGCTACTCTCGGATCGCTTACCGCGCTTACCAATACGACATATCCAACGGTTCGGGACTCCACGCTTCTCCCAAACCATGTCGCTTGCGTACACGGAGACGGTTCGCTCTACTTCTTGGACTATGTGAACGGCCAGGGGCTTGTTCACCGTATCAACACCAAGAAAGTCACTTACGAAGGTGATACGAACGGCACAACCGTACCTTCCGCCTATAATGTTCTCGACCTTCCATTCGGCTACATGCCAACATCTATTGCCTCATTCGGCACAGACTTGGTTATTTCTGCGATTCAGACCTCCGATAGCACGCTCAAGCAAGGTGACTCGGCACTCTTCATTTGGGATGCTGTGTCTTCATCCTTCCGTGTACAGATTCCGGTTTCCGACGCAGTTATCACGGGATTGAAGAACTCGAATGGTACTCTCTACGTTTTCTGCGGAGGATTGGTGAACAACGGCTATCGTCTTGCCTACTACGCTGGTGGAGAGACCCTTAAAACGATTTATTTCAGTTCTGAGGGGCATTCACCTCTTCAAGGGGCAATTGACGCATTGGGCGATAAACTCTACTGGGGGACGATTAAAATGGTTCAAACAACGAGTTCACCGGAGTATTACGCGGTGGTTATGTCCGCTGGGTCAAAAGATCCAAACGTTCCTTTGAAGATCCAATGTCCGGTGAAGACTGCGGCCAGTGCAACGTCTTCTGTTGGAATCGTTGGTGCGATTGCCGCCATTCAACAAGCATCCTTCTCGGCTCCTAACCTCGTCGTTGGCTATAAACACAGCACAACATACGGTATTGCCAAGAAAGGAACGACATATGGAGCCACTGTTTTCCATGCTCCAGTTGTTCAAGTCGGCCACAAATTCATCATTCGTCGCATTCGTATCAACTTCGCGAAAGCAATTGCTGCGAGCATGACAATTACGCCTACTGTGTTTCTGGATGATTTCTCCTCCTCCTCGACGAACGGGCTGCGTGTTATCAACAACACAAACTACTCTAAGAGTGAGCAATATGTGGAGTTTAAACCGGATATTAATGGTAAACGAAACTTTGTTCTTGAATTACGGCATTCTGGTACTGCTCTCCTTCCAATTGCCCTGCCAATTGAGATTGATATCGAGACATTAACCGACTAGCTATGTCAGACGAGATCGTGGTCTACAATCTCCAAGATGACGGAACATCCACTGATGCGGTTGCAAGCCAGCCAGCATCTACTACTGGCGTTGTTGCTTCTGCTACTGCGTCTACAGCAGCTCCTTCTGGCTCGTCTGCATCATCAATCACCGAGGGAGACGTTCGCAATTTCATCCATCAGGAACTCGCCCACTACTCGGGGGATATTCGTGTTGGTGCGATGCTCAGTGGACAAGTTTTCATTCTCGATCCCGAGGGCTTGCGCATGGGAGGTACGAAGTTTTCCGATGCTCCATTCTCTGTGACGTATGACGGACATCTCATTGCTACAAGCGCAACGATAACCATCGCTACTCTTGGAGGATTTGATATTGGTTCAGACTACATCCGCGATACTGCGAATACATTTGGACTTGCCTCAACTGTTACCGGTGGGAATGATGTGCGCTTCTGGTCTGGCGTAGCATTTGCATCTCGTACCACCGCACCATTCCGCCTCTATGAGGACGGTTCTTTTGTTGCGACCGATGGCACATTCTCTGGAACGGTTCGTACTTCGGTCTTTGAGAAGGACGTAGTGTCCGCCGTTGGGGGACAGTTGATCGTAGCGAATGCCGATGTACTCGATACTGCGATGACCGCGCTTGATTCAGCAACTCTTACCATCAAAGGTGAGACGACATTCGCAGTGAACGACATGCTCCACCTCAAAGACGGGACAGACGAGGAATACATGCGTGTGACGGCCATTGGCTCTGCGCCAACATATACGGTTACACGAGATTTAGCTGCTGCATACGCATCAAACAGTAATCCAGCATGGGCTGCTGGCACTGCGGTTGTCGTCGAAGGTTCAAGCGATGGCGCATCGACGTACAGTGGAGGATTTCTAAAACTTCTTGGTTCGGGTACAAACAGCCCGAAGTACTCTGTCTATAAGAGAACCGGGGCTGCGTACAGCGGGATTACAGAATACTGCACCCTCGGGAATCTGAACGGCCAGCTTGATTACGTTGCAGAGGATTACGGCATCGCTATCGGCACATTGACGAGCGGCTATATGTCGTATGACCAAACAAATGGTCTACGAGTGAATGGCTCGCTGAATCCAACGCTTTCGGTTGTTGCTGGTGAAAACCTCACAGTAGGCGATCCGGTGTGTATTCGTACCAACGAAATTATCAAGCAGGTTGCCTCCCACGATGCACGCGTTTTACAATCTTCTGCTGGTACAAACTACGGTACAGATACGACAGCAGTTCTTGGCTCGACGAACGCCACGAACAACGGAGATTCTTACTTCTTCGTAAAGTTTGATCTTTCAACGATTACCATTCCCATCGCGGATTCGGCGATGATTCGATTAAGGGCAGATAGTTCGGCTTTTAATGGTGCCGCTGGGAATCCTATGGAGGTCGGAGTCTTCCAAGTAACGGGAGCTGATTGGGACGAATCGACGATTACCTGGACAAACCAGCCAGCTATTGGAGCTGTCTTTGAAGATTGGGAGATTGCCCGTGGTGATTCTATTAGTGATGATTTCATTGAAGAGGATTCAGCGGAACCATACATTTTTCTTGACGTGACGACGCTATACAACCAATGGAAGGCTGGGTCACAAAGCAATTACGGTGTGTGTATTCGGTATGTCGTTCGCAGCACCAGCGTCGAAGAACCAGCGGTAATTCAGAATATGCTTGTCGCGACAAGTGAACACGCTACAGCCGCATTCCGCCCGACTATCATTGTCTCTGGTGTCTCATCGAATATCGGGAAGGCGTACAAAGCGAACTCCACGAACTTCACTGATCTCTTTGGTGAGTTCGGTATTTGCTTGGCGACAGTTTCTGCCGCAGCAACAGCAACGATCCAGACTAGTGGAAAAGTATCGAATCAAACCGGACTTACCCCAGGACAAACATATTATGTTACTGATTCTGAAACACTTTCAACGACACCTGGCACATTGGTGCGGGAAGTTGGTATTGCGCTTTCTGCAACGGAATTGATCATCAACGGTTCGTTTGCTCGTATTGTTTCTGATGCGATATCAATTAGTAGTAACGATTCTCTGGATGGGCACAATGAAACGAACACTATCTTTATTCCGATTGGGTTCAAACCAAAGCGTATCGACTTCTTCGGTACATATAAAGCTGCAGCAAACACACACACGGCTATAGGTGTTTTTCAGAATGGTGTGCAAAAGACGAACTCGAATGATGTGTTTGTTGATGCGTTCCTTGCATACGAAGTACCAACAGCGAACGAAACGACAACACTAACCGTCACAAGTATTACGGATTCTGGTGTTCTTTTTACCTATCAGCTTAAGGACGATTCTACGAGCGTTGCGTCGAACCTCAATGGTATTTTAACCTTCACCCGATAATATGCGCCTCGACATTTACAATAGTGATGATTTTAGTCCTTTGCCTAGACAAGACGGGGATATTTGGGTTCGTGGCGATTTACAGCAAGTACGTATGAGATTGAATGGTAATGTCATCGTTCTCTTTAATGCCGACGGCACGCCTGGAAAACTTCCAGATAATGTCGTTCGTAAATAGAGTATAATAAATTACATATGGCAGTAAAATTGAAAACAGCAGCATCGAAAGCGGCATCTGCCGCAGCAAATAACGCGCGGATCACCGCAGCGAATACAAGAGCCGGAGCAACCGTTGCTCAACAGAACACCGCGAATGCAAGCGCTCTTGCTTCGATGAATCAAGTCCGAACTTCGCAAGGCCTCGCACCTCAGACTGAGATTGGTGTTTCTGCCGCTGGTCGAACCAATGGTGCTCTCTCCATCGATAAAACAACGAACGAAATCAAAGATGCTACTGGCACAGTAGTGGGAAAAGGTACAAGTTTAAACGATGCACTAGCCAAACAAACACAGCTTTCCTCCGGTGCTGCACCAACAGTCGCTGGACGGCCTGACTTGTTCGCGGTCGCTCCTGGTGCAAATCAAGAAGTGAAATCATTCTTCGATCAGTCAACACAAACCACTGTTACTCCAAAGACTGCTACGGCTGAGCAGATGGCACAAGTACAGAACGGTCAGCTAGATTCCTTTACGAAGGCGCAAGGCCTCACCTATCTCGATCAGACCACCTTTGAATCCTTACGAGATCACTTGAACGAGGCAGACTTGATCCGTGGACCGAATGGTCAGATCTGGCTTAAGCAAGGTCTTACACCCGCACAGGTGCTCGCTAGAGGGGCTACAGCGGTCACAGGCACGTCTACCGGTGTTACGAACGATACACAGGCTTCTGACTTCACTGTGGACGTTCCAGACACGATTACGACCGACACCATCTCCACGATGATGGAGACTCCAGTTACCGAGACAGACTTCAACAACATGCTCGCTGGTATCCAGGTGAAGCAGGCTGAGCTGTTGAAACTCATGACACCGGGCGCTGATGAACAGGCAACCAAAGCACAGATTAACGACATCAAAGCACAGGTTGAGAAATCTCTCACTGAGCTCTCAATGGGATTGAACAACGTCGAGGATCAGCCGATTGCGATGCAGTTCATCACTGGTCAACAGGCATCGATCCAACGATCTGCCGAAGCGAAGCTCCAGAACCTTGCCCGTATCGAAACGAACCTGCTCAATGAGCTCGGTCTCGAACAAGAGGCTCGCCAAGTGAAGGCTTCTGTCGCACAGACTCAGCTCGGATATCTCCAGACGAATTTGGACACGGCATTCAAAGTGAAACAAATGATTCAGCAGGAAGAGGATAGCGTGTTCAATCGTGCAAGGGCGTTGAAGGCGGACGCGCAAGCAACGTTCGCCACCATCTTGGACACGATGAAAGGAATCAAGGAAGAAGATATGTCGGCCGAGCAACAGAAGCAGCTCCAAGACATGTCTATCGCTGCTGGTATCCCTTATTCGCTCGTTGTCGCAGGACTTAAGAACATTAGGAATCAGATGGAGGCTTCGGCTGCGGAAGTCGGGAATGAGTGGTTGTCTCGTGAAGACGCTGCTGCTCTTGGGGTTCCTTACGGCACAACAAAAGGAGAGGCAGCGTCGCTGAACCTTTTCTCCGAAGATACAACAAAAAAAACACAGGGAAACGTAACAACGGATGAGGGTATCTTCCGCCAGACATACGACTCGGATGGAAATATTGTGAATAGCGTGAAGATTGGTGAATCCGAAAAGTCATCAGAGAAAATCAAGCAACAGGCATTTGCACAAACTGGTCTCGACAGCCTTGAGGAAATCAAGACTTTCCTGAAAAACACTGGACAAACCGGGACCCAGGGGACGTACCAAGCTCCATCACTGTTTAATAGTGGTAGCTTTGAGCTCGCTCGCAAATCAGTTGCAGAATCTATAGGACGATTGCACTCTGGAGGTGTCATCAGCGGTGATGAAGAAAAGAGATTTGCAGAGTTCCTCCCTGGTATGTTCGACTCTCCAGCAACCGTAGAGGCCAAGATTAACAAAGCGGAATCGGAGTTGAAATTGTGGCTTGGACAACCAAAAACGTCCGTATCGGTCACCCTTACCCCAGAAGATCGTCAATACATAATCGATCATGACGGCGATCCTGATGCACCTGTTTTCAGTAATGTTGGCGGCGACACAAAGAAAGCCGCGGGAACGGTTACGCCGATGAGCGGATCTCCACTTGATATTGCTAAGACCTATCTCGGGATGAACGCAGGGAATCCGAAGCAAGCGCACACACTCGCTGCCTTCTTCAAGAAGGCTGGAGGCATAAATATCGATCCCGCTACTACAGCGTGGTGTGCAGCGTTCGCTAATTCGGTATTGGGTGCTGCTGGTATCAAAGGCACAGGATCGGCGATGGCTCAAAGTTTCCTTAAGTTTGGTACTGCGGTAAATACACCAACAAAAGGTGATATTGTTGTATTTGAACGCGGAGCAAAGGGGAGTGGATTGGGACATGTTGGCTTCGTTGTTGGGGTAAACAAGAATGGAACTCTTCAGGTACTTGGTGGCAATCAATCCAATAAAACTAGTGTTGAGACATTCAAGACCAGTCGCGTACTAGGCTATCGTAGGATCAAATTAAGCTAAATATATGGCAATCACCCCAGAACGAAAGGCAGAGCTTGAAGCCTTGATCGCCGCACATAAAGCTCAAAAGACAGCGGCCATAAGCCCTAGCCCAGTTGAGCTTTCCAATGAGCGCAAGATTGAGCTTGATGCACTGATCAAACGGCAGAAGATTGAATCGTTGCCATTAGAACAGGCTCCGTCAGTTGCCACTCGTTTTGCCGCAGAAGCAGCAACGAACTTCGCAGATGCCGCTGTGAGTTCGTTTGATATGCTTCAGGACTTCATCTCGAGAAATGCAGGTCTCGTCTCGAAGTTTACTCCTTTCGGCTTGGCGCCACAGATGAAATCACCGGTTACCGATGCCCTATCAAGCGCATTCAAGTTCGGGATCGAACAGACTTCCGGAAGACTCGCCACGTTTGCAAAAGGGAAGATTGAAGAGGCGAAAGCGTCCCCACTTGTACAGCCAACCCAGCAGTACAAGGAAGCAACGCTTGAGCAAAAGTTAACAACACAACTTCCTGAGACAATCCTTCATCTTGGTGCAGGCGTCGTCGGGTCGTGGGCTCCATACATTGCAAGCGTACCTCTCGGTGTTGGTATTTCTGGTTTATCTGTAGCAAGTGATATTAAGGGTTTCGCTCGTGAGTCGGGAATGTCGGAGGGTCAATCCGACGCTCTTGCTCTGGGTACTGGTGTTGTCGTTGGTCTTCTCGATAGAATAGTTCCGGATAGTCTCTTCAACAATTCTTCTGTAAAAGAATCCTTTATTAAAGGATTTACAAAAAGGCTTGCAGGGAACGCATTAAAAGAGTCTGGTACTGAAATGGCACAAGAGGCGGTACAGCTTGCAGCCGAGGCTACAGTTCGTGACGATCTTGGTCTTGATGAGGCTAAAGAGCGCGTAGTTCTTAGTGGGCTTGGTGGTTTCTTCGCCGGTGGAGGAGCTCACGGGATCATGGAAACATTTAATGGCGTTCGTAAATTGAATGTTGGCCTACCAGACCGATCAGGTACAGATGACGGAGGAGATGACGGAGGAGATGACGGAGGAGATGACGGTACTACCTCTAAAGATTCGGTAAAAAAAGCAGCGACGACAGGTAGGGGCGTTATCAGCGAGACTCTCTCGAGTGCGAAGCGAACATTTGAAGCTATCCCGGGGCGTATCGAGGCCAACCGAGCCGCTCTTGAGGCATCACGAAAGATGCTTGAACCTCTCCCGGCAGCAGAACAAGAAGCTATTACAAACGGCGTTCTTCCTAGAGACGTAAGCCTTTCGAGAGATCTGTCTCCTACAGAAAAGACTATCGCACGGAGCATGATTTCTCATGCTGAACAATTCGGCGTCAGCCGCGCTGCACAAGACCCCGCAGAAATTGTTGGCCACGAAGTCACTAGACGGTTGGATTCAATCTCTACACTCGCAGAACAGCAGGGGAAGAAACTCGGGGAGCTTGTATCCCTATTCCCTACCACAGACCTTAGTAAACCAGCCATTCCCGCAGTCATTGCACGTCTTAGAGAAGTTCCGGGGCTAAAAGGGTTGGTTGTAACACCTGATGGCCAGCTCGACTTTACGAGGACGGTTCTTGCGTCAAAGCTTTCCTCAGGAGAGCAGCACACAGTCGCAAGTGCTTTCGCCGATATATTTGGTATGGACGCTGAGCAGCTTCACCTTTATAGGCAGCAGCTTTTTGATATCCTTGATGGGAAAGGGAAAGCTGGTCTTGTTCTAAATGGAGTAGAACCAAAAGCCTTGAACGCTATAAGACAGGGCGCTGCTGATGTTCTCGATGCTTCCGTTCCAGGATACAAAGCGCTTAATCAGCAGAATGCTGAATTGCTTGGTCTTCTGTCGCGTTACAATAAATATTTCAAGGGACTCGATCTTGCTCCAGTAGATATCAAAGATGCACGCGGTGCAGCATTAGCACGCCGTCTCACGAGCAATGCTCCATCATCACAAGATCTTTCACTTCTGTTCAAACAAACCGAAGATGTATTAGCAAAATACGGCGTAAAGTTCGACGTGAATATTAATAACATGCAGGATGTTCTCAATGCGATTGAGCGTTACTTTGATATCACAAAAGATACAGGCCTTGCCGGCCAGATTAAGATGGGTGTCAGCGACGTAAGCACATCTATCCAGGGCACGATAATGAACAAGGCGAAGGAATTCGCCGGAACAACAAAAGACGTGACTCGGAGTTCCTTCAAGAAACTCTTTGAGGAATCACTTGGTGGCAGCGATAATAACGCCAATAACCCAAACAATCCCGTAAATAACAATGAAGGTGGCGGCGAGGTAGATCATATTAAAGAAAGCGTACCACAGACTAAAGTCGAACAACCCACAGTAACGGAGAAGACTATCACAAAGCCTGCTAAAAAGAAAACTCCTGCCAAGAAAGTGACTAAAGAATCCCCAAAGAGTCCAGACTCCTCCCTCCTCTCCGAAGCAAAGAAGTATAAGACAGCGGAGAGTTTCGTGAAGGCGCAAGGCGAACCATTGCACCACGGAACATCCTTATCAAGATCCGAAAGTATAAATAAAGATGGTTTTACCAATGTATTTTCACCAAGAATAATGGGGGCTACAGAATCTCCGACTGTTTTTCTTGCCGAGAATAAAAAGCTCGCCGATGTGTATGCCCAGGACAAGTCGAAAGCGTTCAAAGAACCTGCTGCAATAGTCCAAGTATTCATTGATCAAAGTAAAGCAAAAACACTTGACGTCACGAAGCGTATTCCTTCTTGGATAAAGAACCACAAGAACAAATATGGCGATCTCGACATGCATGACGTAACTCCAGTTACAATTGGTAGATTGCTGGATTCTAGCGGTGTAAAATATCTCATTGAAGAGAACGGTTACAATGTTGTTCATTTCAATGAACGGGGCAACGACTCTGTCAAAGACACTGCTACTGCGGTATTCGACAAAACATTGCTCAAAACAAAATCCCAACTTCTCGACATCTACAAGAAAGCTCACGGAAAATAATGTGCTATAGTTAGGTACATATTCTCATCTCTATGAAATCTCAGAACGCAAAAAAGGAAGTTCGCAAGCCCAAAAAGGCAAAGCAGTAGTATATGGACTTCACCAATGCTTTGGCGTGGTTCACCACGGGTCTCGCATTCTTCAATGCAATTCTCTTCACAAAGCTTTTTGTGGATGCCCATAGAGTTGCTGGACTTGAGAAAACGGGTAAATTCTTCATCGAAGTACTTCTCTTGTGTATCACATTCACTCAGTATTGGTTCGGAGTCATCAGGCTTCTTCTTGGCCTGAATTTTCTTGAACCAACACAGTTGCTGTCCTATAACTTTCCTGGTTTCCTCGTGGTTACCTTGTTCGGCATCTATATCTGGCGCAAATTTCATCATACGGTATGAGGTCTGACTCGGATCGAGATATTATTGAGTTCGTGCATAAGATAACTGAGGCTATAACGGTCATCAGTAGGAGCACCGAAGCAATGAATGCAACTCTATCGGCGTTAAAGGATTCCCACATGGAACACTCAATGGAGGTAGTTGCTGGACTACAACTGGCAAAAGACAAGATGGATAATCTCAAAGTCATCTTTCTCTATGTCATTACGCCTCTCATTGCAGGAATATTGGGTCTCGTAGGTGTAAAACTTCTATTCTCTTTACCAACGTAATATGGAAATCACCCAAATCTCAACGAAACTTCCGTGGAAAGGGTCAATGGGTCGCCGGAAGTTATCAGATATTAAATATGTCATAGTCCACCACGACGCATCAGTAGCTGGTGATTCTTATGACGCAGTTCATCTCTATGAACAAGAAGCGAATTACCATATTAGTAAGGGTTGGGGTCATCTTGGTTACAGTTTCCGTATTGCTCGCGATGGCAAATGTTACCAGACAGTCCCTCTTGAAGAAATTGGCGTGCATGCAGGCAACTACTCATTCTTCAAGAATAGCTTTGGGGTGTGTTTAGACGGGGACTTCTCACGCCAGAAGCCTTCTGTAGCGCAACTGAATGCCCTCAGATCGCTTTTAGACCACTTAGCGCATCATTCACCCGAATTGCCCGGTGTTGTGCAGTCTAGCTTCTACGCCCATACAGAAGTTCGCGGTGTTGGTTTCCCTGGTACAAAGTTCTTCATACCCTCTGGAACATTCTGTCCGGGTAAAGAAGTTAAAGACATAGTTAAATCTTATCGTTTGGGAAAATAATATGAAAAAGTGGTGGAAAAGCAAGGGCGTGTGGATCGGTATCTGCACAATCCTCATCGGAACAGTAGAGGTTGTTCGCCAATTGGTAGAATCTGGTGACTTCTCAACCCTCGCTATCCTTACCGCCTTCGCTGGCGTGATAAAGGTAGTAGAGCGATTCGTGAGTACCGGAGATTCTGTAACGATGTAAAACAAAACGCAGCCCGTGAGGGCTGCTTTTGTATTTACTCACTTACCTCTTCTGCAACAACCTCTTCGACAGGTGCTGCTACTTCTACTGCCTCTACAATTTCTTCCTCGGACATAGGCTCTTTTTAATGAATGAGTGTATAGATTTTAACATAGAACGCACGAACTCGACCACAGGGGTCGAGCGCGTCGTAGGTCACTCGTCGTTCACGGAAGTTGTCCGGCAATGATCATGGCAATTAGCCAGGCGATGATGAGGAGAATCGCACACGCCATGAGACCGTCCATGTTTTCCGGCTCTTGCCTGTTCATGTTGCCTCCTTGTGGGGTTTTACCGGTCACAGTTCATGATGCGTCGTCGCAGCTGGTCGATGTCCTTGTACGTCCAGGACGTGTCCGCTCGCATGAGATTGTCGATGAAGGAGTGAACCTCCTCGATGGTCATGTTAACGAACAGCTTGTGCCACGTTGCGTGCCACTCCACCGGGAGCCACACGAGGTTGTTGCGCCCACCACCTCCACGGCTCGAAGGCCGGATGTGGTGTGGGTTCATTCCTTCGGCGTGATGCTTCTGCCTACGGCGTCTGCTCATTGCTTCCTCCAAGCTGTGAGATTTTTCCTTCGAACTTGTGAACCGCGTCCGGCTTCTCGATGCTGTGCCATATCTCGGCAAGGCCAGCGTCCTTGTCTTTTGAGGGACTGGGGAGCGTTCCCTGCCAAGCACAGCGAAAGCACACTGCATGCACACGTCGCTTGCTCACGCCTTCTTCTCGGCGAAGTTCGCGGTAGCGATGCGGTTGCACTTGTGGATGAGCATGCACACCATCACATGGCTGTACACACGCATGAGGCGCTCAACGCCTTCGGGGATCATCGGCTCGTCAACGTAGAGCGTTACCGTCTCCGACGTGCTTGGGTCAACTTCTCCCCGGAGAACACAACTGATTACGAACATGTGAACCTCTCTTTGAGTTTCATCCTGATGAAAAGGAAGATCGCTACTAGCAGGATGCACCAGCAGACGACCCTGTGGAACCAATGAACCTTCACTTGCGCTTGCCGTAGCCGACGACCGGTAGCCCCCACTTTGCCGCCTCGTTGAACGTGGTCGAGTTGATGGGGTGGTACGCCTTGATCGTGAGCTTGTCTGCACACCGCGGACATGCCGTTAGGTAGACCAGCCGCCCGTCCGTGGTGAGAAGAACGAGATTGACGATGCACGCCGTCTTGCAGTCCGGACACTCAAGTCCAATACGATTAGCCATTGCACACCTCCCCGGCAATATTCCTCTGATAAATACTCTCGGGGTGGTGATGGATTTACTTTGAGGCGAAATCCACCGAAAGACCTTCCTCGCGTTTATCGATCGTGATCCAGGATGATCGGCGCTACGACCGTTTTCCCGAACTTCGAGTCGATGAGGAAGAACGCCTGCACTGGGGGCTCTGGAGAAGCCTTGATGGCGAGAGCGTACGCGTTGTAGCCGATGAGCGACCCGTTCACGATGAAGCTCCCTCCATCGAAGAACTGGTGAAAGTGTCCCAGCACGTCGAGATCTGCACGATGTCCACGGTTCCACCCGTAGATTGCTTTGTTGAGGGGAACCGTGAGGCCACCCACACCGCCGCCGTACTTCACTGCATGACCGTGATGAAACCTGATCGTGGTGTTGTAGACCTGGAGGTAGCTGTGGTAGCCCTCCGAGATGATGAACGTAACGCGCTTCTCGTTGGCGAACCGCTGAGCGATGGATGAGTACATCATCCTCTCAAGGCTGTTGCCGGCCTCGGTAGAGATGTGAACCTGTCGTGTCGTTCGTCCGTGGTTCCCACTGTGACATGGGATCACGAGCTTGAGGTCGCTGTTGTCGAGGATGTACTGGATGCCTGCGGCGAGGTACTCCTGGACTTCCATGATGGCGTAGATCGGGAGCAAGCGATTGCCCTCAACCAACTCCTCGTGGATAGAACCGGAGATGAAGTCGCCGATCATCGCGAGCACCAGCGTGTCGATGTGTACCGCGTGGCGTTCCTTCTCCACGAGCTTGAGCCCATGGCGGAAGAACCGGCGCACACGTTCCGCACAGATCGCCTTGTCGAACACGTTCATGTCGTTGACCTGCGTTGACAGCACGACTTCCTCGATGTGCCAGTCGCTCGCGACCATGACGGCGGTGGCCTGGGATTCGATCCCCTGCACAGCCTTGATCGAAAACGACTTGCGCGAGTTCTTGATGCGCGTCATCGCCAATAGCTCACCTTCGAGAGACTTCATGCGGTCGATGAGATCGCTGTTGAGTTTCTTCTCGCGGTTCAACGCTTCGATGCGCCGCTCTGAAATCACGCGGTCGCGGATGGCCTTGCTTGCCCGAAGGCTAGAAGGCTTCGTTTCTTTCTTTGCCATGAAACCTCCTACGGAGCGAGATTGCTCCTGTAGGCACTCATGGGTCGAAGCATGAGTACCAGCAGGAGCACAGCGTAGGATTAAACGCTGCCCCCATCCCACTTCTCACATCCACTATACCATTATTTTTCTTGCCTCAATTTCTCAATATATAACGTAGCATCCATCAACTCTTCTTGAAGATGGTTAAGCCATTCGTCTGTGGATAAATCTTTTCTATCTAGAGTGACACCGTACTTCGCAATTCCTCTATCTGAACGCTGCTGGTACTTTGCTACTACTGATTCAACGATGGAGTCTTTCATAGATATTCTCTAGTCCACCAACCACGGTAAGAATTAAAACATGGTTGGTAGACTGGAGGGCTCATACAAATGCAGGAATGTATGAGCCCTATCCATGATACTACTTTTTGAGAGCAATCTTCACCATGAGCCAAACCGATGTAACCATCCATACTACACATGCCATTGTGTACAGCGGAGGTTGTTCCGATCCAGTTCCGAGAATGATTATAAGTGAGATTAAACCGACGATTGCAAGGTTCTTTTCCATATTATTTGTATTCAGTTCTTATTCGTTAGGTTATTTTTGTTTACAAAGCGTCCATTTTCGTCCTGTACTAACAAACTTTTTCCGTCTTCTCTATAGTTGAAAATAGCCGGTGTCTTAACGATCTTTCCCGACTTGAATAATTCTTTTAGTCCACGCTCAGTTTCTATCTTCGAAAGCAATTCCTTATATTCACCTTTGTGGAACTTTTCGTGACACTCATAGCACAAAAAAATGAGATTCTTTGGATGGTGCAGGAACTCGTTATGCGGTTGTTGGCTTACGTAATATATGTGGTGGGTATTATATATCTTGCTATCACTTCTTTTACAGATTTCACAAAACTGGTATCCGTTCTCTTCCACAAATACTTTTCTGAACTGGCGACATGCAAAATTGTGTCTACGAAAAGATAGAGAATATTGTCTTTTCTTCTTTATCCCACCTTTCCAGTTAGGATTATTTTCTTTTCTCTTTGCGTTAGATTTAGCAATGTTTGCACATTCATCACAGAATTTTCGCTTTACAGCGTTCTTTCTTTGTACTTGAAATCTTTTCTCGCACATCTTACAGGTTTTATCTTTGTATGAGTCTAGCCATACCTTATGTAGTGCGAGTCCACATTCATATGAACAAGTTTTATAAGTGCCGGCTTTCCCAATTCTTTGAAACTCCTTTGAACAAACTTTACATCTCTGCATATGCTGGTAGTATATCACACTGTGATAATCTCCGATGCTTCCCATTCATCACATTTTTGATCGCCTATACCGTTCAATCATACCCTCAAGTTCATCTGGTCGAAGGTTGAACTTCATCACATCATCGTAATCCTCACCGAAGCTTTCTATAGCCATACGCATTTGCTGGCTGCGTTTGCTCTTATCTTTTCCAAGGATCACCTGTTCGCCTTTGATAAGTTGAACCTCGGAGCTGAATTGCGCTTTGTGCGTATGATTGTGCGTTCCATCTTGCTTGCTTGTTGTGTCGCAACCATATGTTGATATCTCACCAACGAATGCATACTCGCAATCTACCTCCAGTGGAACGGGAATGTTGACCTTGCCAGTGATCTTTAGGAAATGATCGTTTGTGGAATCCATAGATTTATCAAAGTGCCTTAATTCTGTTGGGTCTCCTTGGTCTCCTATTATTAGCCTGTTCTTTTTGTGTAGCCCATCGACAATTATCTTTCGAGTATCCTTTATTGTTATTGATGCGATCAATGGTGGTGTTTAGTGCCCCATGCTCTTCCATGTGTTCATTAAATGAAGCCCCCATATCATCTCTAAAGTTCTCAAATCTTGACCACCTCCTACAGTATTTTATTCCCCTTCCGCCGTAATCAGTGTAATCGTTATGCAATCCATTATCGCATCTCTGTTTTATATGGCACCAAATTAGGTAGAGTCTTTTTACTTCACTGCCCTTGTTGCTCCACTTTGTTGCGCCGTGCGTAGTGAAGAGTTTTTCTACTATCTCTTTCTGTAGACATCCGCAGCTCTTACTTAGTCCGCTAACGAGCGAATAAGATAGTATAGTTTTTCTTTTACCGCAGGAACAAATCGTATTCCAACGCCTACTGCCTCTTGATTCTGCTTGGCTCAAAACCGTTAATCTTCCAAAATTTCTCCCCGTGAGCTCTAATCCTTTTGGCATATCAACCAGCCATTATATTCTCAGAAATCCATCTCATCCCTTTCTCCACTAGCCTGTACGACCATATCGCCTGTGTGATCTTCCTGCTCTCAATGTCATGCCCGTCATTTTTCAAATCGTTTACACGGGCTGCCACGCGCGCTATTCCGAGATGATTCGCACCGTACACTGCTACTTGAATGTTCGGCGTGTCGTGCCACTCGTAGTCGCTGAGGAGCGTGAGTAGTCTGGCTTTTTGGCTGTTACTCTGATTTTCCACCGAAGGATCGGGCTTTGGACGAACGGTTCCATCGCTATCCAAGGGAAGTGGAAAGCTATCAACGAATTCCACTTGAGTTGATTGTGTGTCGCTATGAGCATCGCGTCGAGTTTGAACGTATCTTGTGTCGCTCGATACCACATTCGTATTTCCTTCACATTCCACGGCTTCGGGTGATGCTCCATGATCTGCGCCCACCGTTCCACCTTCTTCGTTAACCGGCGGATTCTCCAGGCTGAGAGCAAACGCGATACATTCGTCATATTTTTGTGAGGTTATCTCGCCTGAAATCTTCTTCTTGAGATAATGCGAGATACGCCCAGCCGGCGACATTGATTTGAGTTGTGCAAGCTGGGAATCGAGCATATATCTAGAATGGAATGTCGGATAATTGCACTTCTTCCTGTTGGATCACTGGCAATGCCGTACCCTGCATTATTGATACGTTCTTCCAACACAATTTACTACAGTAACTCTTCCCTTCTTTGCTCAGCTTGTTCGCTGCACCGCATTTAGCACAAGTACCTAGTGATGCTGTCGTCGTCGATTGTGGGGCACTAGGTGAGGCCACAGCGGCCTTTGGTGCTGTACTCGCCGTGTTTGCGTCGTCGTCTTCCTCACCTTCAATAGCGAGCAGTGAGACTAGGGAATATCTGCGGAAGTACGAAATGACCGAACCCATTTTTTGGGGGTCTGTCATTTCGGGAAGATTTACCGAGCTACCGAGGTATTCGCCGCTCTCCACATCATAGATGTTTGTTGAGAGTGTGTTTTTATCAAGAGGCTGAACAAGCACTAACCCGCTTTCCGAAAGAATAGGCTTTACCGCTGCAAGCAGTGTGTTGATATCAAAGTAACGATTCTTGAAATGAGGGTTAACATCGTCCTTCGCGATAGGCTTGAGTGCCATCTGAACCTTGAGAAGTTTTGCTAAGATTGCTTTCATATCGTGTAAGGTTTATGTACCGACAAACGAATATTTTCTAGCTGTAGATTGAAAAGTTTATTTACTTGTTCCTGTTGGTATTCAATATGAATCTCTATTTCTAGTTTCCCACAATTCATACACTCCGGCGGATTACGATCTTTCCAGAATTGATGATTGCATCGGATCATATTATCCAATAAATTCTGAATATGTTCTGGTAGCTCTATCTTCTATCACCGTCATAAGCGCATCTAACAATTCTGAATTTGTTGTATGCACATTCCCATTTTCATCCTGCATGCTTTCTATAACCTCGTTCAAATTGTCTCGTAGGGAAGCCATACTAGATTGTTTGATTAAGTCCCGTCCACAGAAACATGGCTATAAATGCGGCTGCGATCACAGAAACTTGTATGCTATACCAGATTAATTTCTCTTTTCTCCATCGTCGTACCAATTGTTTCGTTCGATAGAAGTCTGAGTAAGTCTGTTGGTATCTCATATTATTTGTATTTCTCGTGACAACGACACCATGAACCGAATTCTTTGCACTCTGCACATCTATCTTTCTCCTCTGGTTCAAGTCCGCCAGCTTTAGGGTCGTATCCGTACTTCTCCACGAGTGCTTTGAGTTCTTCGATGAGGGTCATAGACTTTTGCTTATCTGTGGTTCTTCGTACCCAAGCGCCTTCACTTGCTCTCGTCCCCAGTTCTGTATCTCCACGAATGTATCCGGCTGTTTCTTTGCCATGTCGTAAGTGAGCTTGATGATCTTTGAAATGATCGGTGACGCTTGTTGGTGCGTGAGATTCTCTAGTGCCCATTTCTTGATGTGTTCTTGGTTCGCTGTACGAACGTATAGTCTCTTGAAGATATGTGATTGAGAATCGGTAATCATATTGTTTGTGTGAAAGGCTCGTGTCGTAAGGGTCTAGCCGAGGCCAGGACTTCGATGCGAGCCATGTGGACTAGGAACGTCTCGTTCCATGCACACAATGTAGCATGTACACGCTTCATCTGTCAAACAGTTATCCACTCGCATCTTCGCTCTTCCATTTATCCCGTAATTGCTTGAGATAACACTTCTTGCAGTATCCTTTAGCATGATGTTTCGGTTCTTTGACTGTGCACTTCTTGTTCTTACACTTGATGTCTTTGTGAGTTCGGATGAGTACTTGCATAGGTTATTCAATAAGTCCGAGCCAGTAGTTCACCGTTGAATCAAGCGCTTTCGCTTTATTGATCTGAGACTCCGCATAGTTGAAGTCATTTAATGCTCCGGAGTAATCACCGTTACCATATAATTCTATCCCGTCTGCGACATACCACATCGCTTTTCCGTAATAATCTTTTTGGTCATTGATCGTTGCTGCAACTTGGATAGCGTAATAATAGTTCGAGATTGCTCCTTCGGCTGCCGCTTTCTGTTTACTTGCCTCATTCGCTGATGCTGTTGCTGCCTTCTTTTGAGTAGATGCTTCTTGTTCCGCCTTTGTCTTATCGCTTACAGCTACACCGTATTGTGTCTGTAATGCGTTCAGCTCGTCTGATTTCGATGAAAGCTCCTTTGTGGTATCCGAGAGAGTAGATACCAATTCATCGCCTCGTTGTGTCTGTTGTGTCACCTGTGTCTGTAACCCATTGATCGTTGACTGGTCGTACGCTACGAAAATAAGAGCAAGAATAACACCTGAGATGATTCCGATAAGTTTGTTTCGATCCATACATAAGATAAGAATGATATATGAAGCATATCACGCTTCGCCTGTATTTGTAAAGAGAGATAGGTTATGCACAGGTGCTCCGTCGTTACTCGTGGTATAGTATGTAGGCAAAACACAGGCAGAACACTAAGTGCGTTGAGTGAATGGATGGGCGTAAGCCCTGGCTCCTGTGGCCATGCAGTCCGTTCGTTCCTCGCACTTAGTGTTTTTTCCTTTGTCAGTCGCTCAGCAGAGACTTTCGGTTAAGTCAGCAGGGAGCGTAATTGCCTGCTACAGAATGACCGACGTACCCAAACCATTAGGGTGAATCGATGGTGTGAATACGGTAGACAATGGTTGACCACGATGTCATATGCATCGCTGGCTTCTACAAATACTCACAGTGTAGGCCTCGTCTAACCAACAAGGGCTGTGTTTCATGATGTCTGTAGCTTGTGATTGAAGGGAAGAAGTCCCTCAGAGAGCAGAGCTACAGCTTCGGTGAGCCGGTAGCAGACCTAAGAACCTAAGAGAAAAAAACACTGAGACTTTGATTACAGACTTAGACTTCATGGATGGTTACCCTCACCTTTCACTCCAAGCTGAGAACGCACAGGATAGAGCTTGGCTGACGACGTTCATGAATACTATCGCGGCACATGACGAACTCACTGCTTTCTATTGGGCGATCTTGATGGCTGATCTAAGTGGTTGTGAACACAAGGAGATGACACTTGGGATGTACAGAGACTATTTTATCGACGGCGAGCACAACATGGCGAACGTTACTGGGATTAGTTTCAATACAATCTGCGCTCAGTTTGACGAACACATCACTCCAGAGATTCGGGATTCTATGGCGAAGCTGATGCAAAAAACTGCTACAATGTTATTAGAGTAATATGAAAATAATCCTAGACTTGTGTGGAGGGACAGGTTCCTGGAGCAAACCGTACAAAGACGCAGGATACGACGTGAGAGTGATTACGAAGCCAGGCGACGACGTAGCAATGTATCACCCACCAGAAGGCGTATACGGAGTGCTCGTCGCGCCTCCATGTACAATGTTCTCAATGGCACGCACGAATGCGAAACTTCCACGAGACTTGAAAGGAGCAATGGATACGGTTCAACACTGTCTAAGAATCATATGGGAGTGCCAGTACAACGGGAATAGATTGGCGTTTTGGGCGATGGAGAATCCCAAGGCGCGATTACGATGGTTCATGGGCTTGCCAGCGATGACGTTTGACCCAACGGAGTACGGGGATGCACATCGAAAACCGACCGATCTGTGGGGGAATTTTAATAGGCAACTCAAAAAGAATCCTGTCGAATTGACGCCGTTGCAGAAGAAACAAAGCCATTTGAACAGCCAAGAACTGCCGGCGTTACCAGACGGTTACGTTCTTCCAAAGGATTTCGATAAACGCGCGGCGCAACGCTCCATTACCCCTCAAGGATTCGCAAAAGCATTCTTTGATGCTAATCGCTAACCCTTAGCTCCCTTCCCAGGGAGATAACCACGAAAAGAGATATGGCTTTCTACGATCAACGCTCCAGCTTAGCTAAACGTGTAGCTTCCTGCATCCGAGCACTCATCCGAAAGAATCGTACCCCTCAAGAGATTAAGGAGTATGTGAAGAGGTGCTTTGGGATTGTGGTAAAATAGATGAAAGATATGTATACGATCACGATTCCAGCATTGCCACCAAGCCTCAATGCGTACTACGCCGGTGTTCATTGGAGCAAGCGAAAGAAAGACGCTGACCAATGGCACATGGCATTTGGAATGGCGTATAAGGCCGCTCAATTGCCTACGCTGCTTCAATACCCGATTACGTTGTCATGTACCCTTTTCAGCAAAGGGAACGCTAGGGACGCAGACAACTGCGTTATAGGTTCTAAGTTCGCCGGGGATGCACTTGTGAAATATGGATACCTTCCAGACGATAGCCCAAAATATATTTCAACGGTTATTCTTAACTCTAAGAAGTCTGAGGACGGAGAAGATAAAACAGTAATACAGATTTTATGAAGTGCGAATATTGTGGTGCTCCAAAGACTCGTATTGTCTTTGTTTGCCTCTGTGATTCCAAAGAGTGCGAGAAGAAAGCACGAAAGGAACACAACTCACCAGAAGTATCGCGAACAACATTCGGATAGCTGTGGGTAAATAATTTTTTGATATGATAGGAATTATCGATGGTAGATTGTTATATTGTACGATATGTCTTTCGACCGAAAACATAGTTTTTACGTATTTTGGCAAAAAGGGTCAAATGTATTATAAATGTAAGATTTGTTCAAAAAAAGAAAGTACAGAACTTTCAAGAGAAAAGTCGAGAGTTAAGCAAAAGAATTTTTATAACACGCCACATGGGAAACAAATGATTAAAGATGCAAATAAAAGAGCTAATAAGAAGTTTCCAGAGAAGGCGAGTGCAAGAGCAAAATTAAATGATGCAGTAAAAAAAGGTAAATTAGTGAAGCCTAAAACTTGTTCCGTTTGTTTCGCGTCGGGGAGGATAGAAGGCCATCATGAGGATTACGGGAAACCGCTCGATGTCATTTGGTTATGCACACCATGCCATAGAAAGGCAGATAGGGTTTTGAAGGGAGTGTTATAATGGCCATAAGCATTGCTTCGTCTTCTCTACGAACGATATCCGTGGGGCATCACCAGGGGCGGTATGGTTTCGACTGTTCCGCTCCCAATCAGATGTTCAGGTTTACTTAAAATGTATAGTTTTATGCAGACTGTTGCTGAACTGATTGAAGACTTGAAGAAGTTACCCCCGGATCACATTGTTGATGTACAGGTTGGCCACACGTTCCAGTTTCGTCATTTTGCTAAGTCATCGAAGCCGATTAATGGCGCTGATGAAACTATAATTGCCGAACAAGGCGACTAATATGCGCGACTGGCTTATCCGTTTACTTGGAGGATATACATTTCAAGACTTGTGCGACGATGTCGATGGCGAAGTGGATTTCATGACACGTCAGATTGAGAGCTACGAGAACACCATCGAAGAACTCCAGGCATTGATCCCAACACCAAAGAAAACACGAGGACGACCACGCAAAGTGAATATCGATCCAGTGAAGGTTGTTTAATATGGTTACGCAGTGGTTTTCTTGCGCGAAATGCGATGAGAAAACCTTTTGGGAGGATCGTTGCTACATAGGCACAGACAGACATAAACCACTTTGTGGGCAGTGTTATGGCATATTGCAAAAAGTGCGAAACGACCAAGAAGGCTAGTTTCTATAAACACGTCACGACGTATTGTAGAGACTGCTTTAATTCTTACAATTCCATAAGGCGAAAATTAAAAAGGGTGGAGACTCGTGCCTTGATGGAGAAAGCAGAAAGAGAACACCCTATGATTACAAGAGCATTCATTGAGCACCGGTTGTACTCGTATAAAAAAGATAGAGGTTCTGTTTGTGAAGGGTGTCGTTCGTGGCAACCTATCGCATTCGATACTCCAGATAAGTGTCGCAGTCCTAAATGTGCTAAATATGGAGAGAAGATGTCCCTAATTTTTCCGAAGTTTCATAAGGAACAGGAAGATCGCTTATATGACTTGAGCGTGTGTAGGAAGTGCAAGTGCGTTGTATTGGATTGTCGTTGTGAATGGAAGCGGCAGAAAATGGAACTAAGACTCATGATGATCTAATATGCGTAAAGCCGAAGAACGAAAGATTATAGAGACATATGTAATGGTGTATTGTGATATTTGCGCTAAACCAATCGGTGAGGAGGCGAGCATGATTGCACAGCGAAATAGTGTACCAGAACTATCCATTTTGAACGTGAATAGAAATGAATGGAGAATGACCGGGAATAAGCACTTTCATGCTTCTTGTCTCGATCAGGTTTGTACTCTCAAGGAAGATGAGATACAGCCACGGATTGTATGAGAATCTTTTTCTGCCACGACTGGTATCCGGACGTGATGCAAGAACTGACTCAGAAAGATGGGATCGCTAAGGCGGTTCATCTTTTGTCTAAGAGGCATGAAGTCTTTTTTGCTACTTGTACGAATGAAAAGCAGTTCACCCTTCCTCATGAATATTTCCCCATTCATTTCATTACTCCAGGGGAGGCAATGGCTGCGGCAGTCCTAGACTTCAATCCCGATGTTATTCTCCATTGGGCTGACTGCACACGAGAGCACGGCAAGAGCTTAGCCAAGCTCGGCATACCGATGGCATTGTGTTTCGCTGGTGGAGCGACGGACGCTGAGAACTGGTATAAATTTCAACATATCTTCGTCGAGAATGAGGAATATCGGTTGAAGTTTGAAAAGCAGGGCGTCGATTGTTCCATTGCCTTCGGAACCAACACGGAGCTGTTTACTCCCGTCGATAATGCAGTGCGCAGCATCGATGCGTACTTCCCCGCCACGTTCTGTGATTGGAAACGGCAGGACTTGTTCTATAAGGCCACCAGAGGGCTTAAAACGCTCTGTGCTGGATTTATGTATCCTGTAAGCGAAAGATACTGCTGGGAAGAACCGATGAAAGCTGGCGTGGTTGTAGTGCCGCATATCTCCGCTGAGGCAAATCGTATGCTCATGGCGCAATCCAAGTGTGTGCTCGTTACCTCCAAGAATGTGGGCGGATCGCAACGCACTGTTCTTGAGGCGTTGGCGATGAATACCCCGGTGATTGTTATGTCAGATAATTTCAAATGCTGCGAATACCTTAGAGACGTTGGCTGTGAGGATTGGATTGTTGATCCCGAACCGGAAAAGATACGGGAGCTCGTTCTTTCCATTACTCCAAGAGACACACGCTCGAAGATCATTGGGAAATGGGACGCCGAAACATACGCTAACAACATTGAAAGTGGTATAATGAAGATAATCAATCAATAAACAATACGATATGGGAAAGTTTGATAGCGTTTTCACAGATACACGGATCGTATGCCCTAGTGCATCGAGAACAGCGTCGCAGGTTTTTCCTCAATTCAACGATAACTCGAAGGGGTGCTTCGCTGTGCTTGATGTTTCCTCTGTAACAAATGGAGTAAACGAGGTGCAGACCCTTTCAGTAGACGCAACCGGCGGAACGTATACTCTTACGTTTGGCCCAAATACTACAAGCGCTCTTGCATTCAACGCTGATGCAGCAACGGTAGAATCTGCACTCCGCGGCCTGCCATCTATTGGTGGCACAAACGTAGCAGTCGTACCATCGGGACCGGATAAGACTATCACCTTCCAGGGCACTCTTGCCGGGCAAGACGTTGCTCAAATCACTACTAACTCCGCTTCGCTTACAGGAAACAGTCAAACTGCTTCTGTAGTAACAACAACCCCGGGGGTAGCTGGTTCCTCTATCACTCTTTCAATCGGAGGATATGATGATGCTGCTGGAAAAAGCTATAACATTCTTGCAGGCTCGAAGATTTCTACGACGGGCATTCGTGTGTATCGTGTGTATCCTGGATTGACTGCTATAGCAAACGCAACAGTTTCTGATTGTTTACCTCAAAAGATCCAAGTTATCGTTACAGCAGATAACGCGGCTCCGACAACATACTCGGTAGGTTTGCACATGATGGCCTAACCTATGATGGATCAAGAACTCGAAGAGAAGATTAAATCAGAAGTTCCTCAAGATGATTCGGCATCTATCGAAGAGAAGATGATTCTCCACAATGCCATTCTTGAACTGAAGCCTAAGGTAGTGCTAGAGACAGGAACGCATAAGGGATTAGCTACGCTCTACATGCTCGAAGCTATCCGACAGAACGGCGAAGGTCACATGTGGACGGCAGATCCCTTTGAATGGGGTGCAGTTGGAAACTTCCGAAAGTTCCCAGAGCTTGAGAAGCTCGTGACTTACGAACAAGTGCCAGGGGTAAACACGAGCGCAGAAGGAATCGACTTCATGTTTGTTGATGGATACCACGAGAAGGTTGAAGTACTGGCAGAGATTGATGCTCTATTCCCTAAGTTGAACCCAGGTGCGCACGTCTACTTCCATGACACCAACGGATCAAACATCTCTTGCGACGTGCCTGGAGCTTTAGAAGAAAGAGGACTGAAGGTCGAGTATCTCAAGACTCTTAATGGAATGGCGCACTATGTCCATCAAGCTGTCAGTGATAAGCCCGTCAATAAGACCAAGCGGACTCGAAGCAACGTTCAAGACACTCCAGGCGCAGACGCTTCCTAGAGATCAGTGGGAATGGCTACCACGCCTATCACTACCCGGTGAGAAGCCAGACCTATGCTACCAGGTGAACCAAGCACTAAAGGAAGCGAAGGGCGAGCTTATTGTTTTTCTCCAAGATCACATCGAGATAGAACCAGATGCCTTAGATAAATGCTGGAAGAAATATCAGGAACACCCAGATACATGTTATACTATGCCTGTAGGCAAGAGACATGGAGATATTATCAATTGGGATTGGAGGAGTTTCCGAAGAGAAGGGAATATTCGTTTTGAAGAATGGGAGATCGACTTCGGCATGTGCCCAGCGAAGATAATCAAAGAAGTTGGATTCGATGAACGCTATGACAGCGGCTTTGGCTTCGAGAATGTAGACACGGCATACATCATGGAGAAGCAGGGATGGAAGTTCGCTGTTGATCCAGAGAACACGTCAGTCGCATTCGATCACGATGCGAGTGAGCCACACCCCTACAAGAAGAACTCAAACTCTAGCCTATGGCTTAGAAGGAAAGGAGTGATCGATTTAATGTATGATGACCAAACTGATGTGCATGTGGCTGAAGAGCTATGAAGAGCACAAGGTCGCATATGACCGAGTAGTATTCCCACTCGTGTGGCTACTCAGCATCTACACAGCGTTCTTCATCTACGCATACATCATTCAATGGATTACTGAGACATTTACCTAAGATATGAAAAGAATCGAAAATCTCTTCAGAGAATCCTTCGGCGTTACACGGGTAGGTGTTGAGTATCCAGAATGGGACGGTAAGGAAGACGAAACATTCTTCAGCCTTCCAGTACGACGGATTGAATCAGCCTACCAAGTCTGGAACGGGGAAGAATGGCTGCCATTAAAGGCAACAGAGACTAAATAAGATATGGCAGAGACAAACCCAAACGGAGCGAACCAACATACACCAGACCCCAGACAAGAAAAGTGCTGGGAATTTTATGTTGAAAGCGTACGAAAGGGAGTGCCAAATGCAATGCAATCCGCGATTGCTGCAGGGTACGAAGAGACAAGCGCAAAGGATATTACGGCTACAGGATGGTTTCTGGAGCGACTCGATAAGCTTAGACTCAAAGGAATGCGCTCCAAAGCAGAGAGGAACTTAGAGAGAATGTTGGATACAGATTGGGAGATAACGGGAGAGGCAAAGGCAGACATCATGAGGATAGTTGCTGATGTATCCAAGACGGTTGCGAAGAGCTTAGGTAAAGAGGATTGGTCAGAAAGGACAGAGGTAACACAGGCAGATGGTAAAGCATTTCCTACACCAATATTAGGCATTCTCTATGGCAATAACAAAGAGGGACAGTCTAGGGAAGATAGCCAAGGGGAGTAACACGAAGCATGGTCTAAGCGATGCGCCAATTTACGACGCATGGGTAGCAATGAAGGCACGCTGTTTCAATAAGCAAAATCCTGTTTATCCTTACTACGGAGGAAGAGGAATCATGGTAAGTGAAGACTGGCTAACCTTCGATAACTTTTTGAAGGACATGGGGGAGAAGCCAAATAGGAAAGCAACACTGGATAGGATTGATAACGACGGCAACTACTGTAAAGAAAACTGTCGGTGGATTTCCATTCAAGAACAGCAAAAGAACAAAAGAGGCAATAATGAGTTCGTCGGTATACGTTTTGAAGGAGATAGAAATAGATGGCGAGCCGATATAATGAATAACGGCAAACGCTTCTTTCTAGGACGTTTTAAGGAAAAGGCGGATGCGGAAGCCGTTAGAGTACGGGCAGAGAAATCTTTCGGTTATGCTATATAAAGAAACGACCGCACTCAAGAAGATAGCGGCGATGAAAAGGCGCCTAAAGATTATCCAGGGCGGCTCTTCGGCGGGTAAGACGATTGCCCTATTGCTTTTGCTTATCAACAGGGCACAAAGCGAGCGCAACAAGACTATCTCAATCGTGAGCGAGACAATGCCTCACCTTCGCCGTGGGGCTATTAGGGACTTCCTTGCAATAATGGAGGGGCACGGATACTACAAGGAGGATAGATGGAACAGAACCGAGCTCATTTATTTATTTGAGACAGGAAGCAAGATAGAGTTTTTCAGCGCAGACTCGTCAGACAAGGTTCGTGGTCCTCGTCGTGATGTTCTCTTTCTGAATGAGGGAAATAACATCCCGTATGAGACATATACTCAGCTTGCGATTCGTACGAACGAGGACGTGTATATCGACTACAACCCTGTGTCAGAGTTCTGGGTGCATACAGAGATTATACCGAAGCTGGAACACGATTTTATCATTGTAACTTACAAGGATAACGAGGCGCTCCCGGATACAATTATCAAGGAAATAGAGTCGCGAAGAGAGAATAAAGGATTCTGGCAGGTATATGGGCTCGGCCAACTCGGCGAGGTAGAAGGCAAGATTTATAAGGACTGGCAGATCATTGATGAGATACCACATGAGGCACGCCTAGAACGCCGTGGCCTCGACTTTGGGTATACGAATGATCCAAGCGCACTCGTGGATATTTACTACTACAACGGCGGCTATATCCTCGATGAGCAGATGTATCGCAAAGGGATGACGAACAAACAGATTGCTGATGTGATTCTCAATCAACAGCAGCAGTGCTTGGTTATTGCGGATAGCGCAGAGCCAAAGAGCATTGACGAGATTCGGTCATATGGTGTGAGCATTCAGCCAGCAAAGAAAGGCGGTGGGAGCGTTGCTCATGGTATTCAGTTTGTACAAGGGAAACGTATCAGCGTAACGAAGCGTAGTGCCGAAGTAATCCGAGAGTATCGGAATTATTTATGGAAGGTGGATAAGAATGGTATAGTACTCAATGAACCAGATCATTTGTTCTCGCATTCAATGGATGCTATCCGCTATGGATTCAATGATTTCTACGATGTAGATAATGATAACGAACAAAACTTTAATCTCTATGGACAAAGCTACACTTAGTAAGTCAGAGGCAGATGCGATTACACTCGTCAGCACAGAGTTCCAACAGTGGCGCAATGCTACAGCATTCGTTACATCAAAGATCGCATTCAACGTGCGTGTACTCCTTGAGACACTTCGTAAGAACTACTACGGAATCTTCGATGAACCAAACGATCCATCCACCGGACAGAAGAAGATTTGGATTCCATTAACCGAATCTGTCGTTGACTCGATCGTGAAGAACATTGACCTTGATTCTAAAGACATTAACATTCGTGCTAAGCGTCCAGGAGCAGTAGGACTCGCATCATTCGTACGCTCATTGGTCAAAGATGAACTCGAAGAGATTGGCTTCGGTGAGATGCTCGATGAAATGGAGCGTTTCCTTTGTGTTGACGGAACTGTGGTGTGGAAGACATACATCGTAAACAACGGCAAAGAGAAGGAGATTAAGGTGAAGCGTGTTGACCTGCTGAACTTCTTCCTCGATCCTACTGCACCAAACGTACAGGACACTACTGTGATTGAGCGTGCTGTAATGACTGTGGAAGAGATCAAGAGCATGGATGGATGGGAGAACACGGACAACATCATGGGTGCCAATGTATCTCGCAACGATTCACAGCTTGCCGGGTCATCAACTCTCCAGGTTGCTGGTGATTTGGTGGAAGTGTTTGAACGATGGGGACTCATGGCTAAGAGCATGATCACTGGGAACGCTGATGATAAAGAGCTCATTCATGGACATATCGTTGTATCTGGTACGAATGGGACACCTAGCCGCGTTCATCTTATCGAAGAGAACACTGAAGAAGATGGTGAAGGCAACGTCATCAAGCCTTACGAAGAGTGCTGGTACATGAAGGGATTGAACCGTTGGCATGGTCGTGGACCTGCTGAGAAGATCATGATGCTCCAGATATACATGAACACCATCATGAATATCCGCATCACTCGCTCAAAGGTTGCACAGCTTGGTATCTTCAAGATCCGAAAGAACAGCGGCATTACTCCACAGATGCTATCGAAGCTCGCTGCTAACGGTGTTATCTCAGTGAATGATCCAAGCGACATTGAGCAGATGGTGATGAGCGAGGCATCGCAAGCTAGTTACCAAGATGAGCAGAACATCAGCTCATGGGCAGCAAAGGTTACTTCAGCATTTGAATCTATCACTGGTGAAGGATTGCCAAGTTCTACCCCTGCAACGAACGCAGTTATTGAGAACCGAATGGCACAGAGCCAGTTCGTTATGGTGCGTAAGGGCGTCGGTATGTTCTTGCAGCGCTGGTTGACTCGTCACTACCTTCCAAAGCTCGCTAAGACAATCACAAAGGGTGATATCACACGAATGACTGGTGAACTGGATGAGATCAAGAACTTCGATAACACAATGGCTAATGGCCTTGTGAAAGCGAAGGTTGATGAAATGGTGGCTGCCGGTCAGATTCCAACCGTCGATCAGATTAAGAACGAGAAGGAACGGGTAAAGGCTCGTCTCGCTGCCAATGGCCCGGAGAGATACATTGAGATCATGGGATCACCAGACATGACCGAGTACGACGTAGCAATTGATATCACTAACGAAGAGATAGACAAGGGTGTGTTGGTACAGAATCTCATGCAGGCCATGACCATCGCCGGAACAATTCCAGACAGCGGTGTGGACATTTCTGCGGTGCTTAGCCAAGTATTTGATATAATGGGCTTAGATCCATCGAACTTGAAGAAGAAAGACGCAACGATGCCCCAGCAACCAGCACCACAACAGGCTGGACAAATGCCACCACAACAACCACAAGGCCAGCCGGGTCAGACACCAATGGAAGGCAACACACTCCAAAAGATTACGACTAGCGCGAATACCCTATGAGCCTCATAGACCGCCTAAAGGAAGCTCAGCCTTCATTGATCCGACGACTAAAATATGAAATTGGACAAAGAGACGGGAGTAATCCTCAACAAGGGAATGAAGCTTCGGGAGTTCACCAAGTCGGAAGCGTGGGGGGATATCAAGGGCCAACTAACAGAGAAGCTAGTAGCCCTCGCTGATATCACTACACTCTCTGAGGCAGACCCGATGGTCATGCTTCAAGAGATCAAGGTGAGAAAGCTTGCTATCAACCTCGTCATGGGATGGGTGCGAGAGATAGAAGGACAGGTAAGCCAGCACGAGGCTAACGAAACAGCCTTCCAAGCAATCAAAGAAGAATCAGTTATCATACAGTTCTAGGTATCCGTGAAGCGTGGCTTATACCACGCCACACGGGACACTTAGTCCCCACACTAAGACAGACAAATCATATGCCAGATGACATTACTCTCGATGGCTTACCTGAAAGTGGGAATCTTTCAGACGCCGGAGGAGCTGTTTCTGTGAGTGGTTCTGAGTCGTTAAACTTGTCCGAGATTAATACTCTCTTAGGCAAGAACTTCCCGACTACAGCAGCCGCTCTAAAGTCCATCAAGGATACTTACTCCTACACTGGCCAAGTTGGTGCGTTACGTGCTCAGCTAGAGGCAGCCTCGGCTCCGCAAGTACAGCCAGCACCAGCCAATACGGCGTTAGAGTCCACTGTGAAAGCATTACAGGCACAACTTGATGAGCAGACGTTCTTAGCAGAACGACCTGATTACAAGGACTACCTGCCGACACTTCGAGAACTGCGCAATAGCACAGGCAAATCCCTTGCCGAGCTAACGAACAGTGAGGCTTTTAAACCTCTATTCGAGAAGTCGCTTGCACAGGATGCAGCGCAGAAGAAACGAGCTGTCCTAGATCCAACCTCACGACTAGGACAAGTACGAGACAAGGCGCAGGAAGCAAAAGCCTTCCTCAAAGAAGGTGATGTGAACAAGGCACGAGAGACCGCGGTTTCCAACGTCCTCGATGCTTATAACCTGCACAGCTAGTATTTATCCGATGCCGTGGGTCTAAACCCTAAATATGGCATCAGAAACATCCAATGCGTTGCTCTCCTATGGAGATGTATCGCGCCGCGAGGACGTCGTCCTCAACGCAATTGAAATCTTGACCGCACGGGAGACTCAAATCTTCAACATGCTCGGCAAGACAACTGCAATCGACACTGTTCACCACTACTTGACCGACACCCTCGCGGGAGCAGCTTCTTCTGCAGTAGCAGAATCTGGAGACTACTCAGCAGGGGCAATCACCACACCAACTCGCTTGTCGAACGTTGTGGAAATCGTTGCACGTCCATTCAAGGTTTCACGCACACAGCAGTCTATTCAGCATTACCACGGTCAGAACGAGCTTTCTCGTCAGACCGAAAAGGCAATGATGGAATGGGCAAACTCTGCAGAATTTGACCTCGTTCGCTCGACACTCGTGTCTGGTGTATCAGGTACAATTCCAAAGTTGTCTGGTATCATCGAAGCAACGTCAGTAGCTGCTAACCACACGTCCCACACATCTGGAACAGTATGGAGCGCTTCTATTCTCGACGGTTTGATGAAGGGTAACTGGGATGGATCGAACGGAGATGTCGCTACTGACATTTTCATGGGATCAAAGCTTCGCGTAGACACCGATGGCTTCGTACAGAAGACCAACTCTGTTGTTAACAACGCTCAGATGACTGCAATCGTGAAGACTGTGTCTACTTATGAGACTGCCTTCGGTACTCTCATGATCCACACACATCGCTATGTGCAGGATGCTGCGGACGCTACAGCTCGTGTCCTCGCTATTCGCCCAGAGAAGTTGAAGGTCGCGTTCCTCGCTAAGCCATACATCGATACCGATTTGGCTCGCTCTGGTCCATACGACTTCCGTGCTGTTGCTGGTTCCTTCACTCTCGAAGTGCAGAACCGCCAGTCGAACTTCTACGCAGACGGATTCTTGAAATAAGGCTAACGTTAGCGAAGAAAGTAGTCACAGAACTCTGCGCCTTTATGGGCGCAGGGACTCTATGAGTACAACAGCCAAACTACTGATACGAACATATGTTCGTGAGTACACGCTTACGTTTCCTCAAGAATGGGCGAGGTTTCAAGAAGCAATGAAAGTAAAGCTCGGGCAATCCAAATCTGCATTCGGTGAGGTTGAGGAATCTGAGCTTATCGAGCGTAAACTGTTCGAGATGCCAGAAACGCTATTCACCATTCTCACGATGAAACTATCCGAAGAGGATATGAAATGGTTCAGAACGAAAGAAGGCGCCCGATGGTTCGCGAAGGAGTATCCACAATTTAGAACATCATCAAGAACATAATATGAAGCTCGCTGCCGCGTTAATCTGTAAAGCCAGTGATGATGAGGCAGTAGTGCTTGATCGATGTCTGAAGTCATTGGATGGTGCAGTAGACAAGATTTTCCTCACTATTACAGGCGAAAACAAAGCGTGTGAGAAGGTAGGCAAAAAGCATGGTGCAATAATTGCACACACTCCCTGGGAGAATGATTTCGCTAAGGCGCGTAACTTCGCTCTCTCTCAGGTGACAAGCGATTACACGCACTGGATGTGGGCTGATGCGGATGATGTTATTCGTGGTGTTGAGAAGCTTAGAGAGACAATCGAAGCGAATCCAGAAGTGGATGCATTTATTTTCAATTATCTCTATGCCTTCGATAAGTGGAACAATCCGGTGGTTGTTCACATGAAGACTCGCGTGCTCAAGAATGATGATTGTGTTGAATGGCGCGGCATCCTGCATGAAGACTTTCATAACACCCGTGAACTCAATGCAAAGTTTGTTGAAGGTATTGAATGGCTACATCTTTCCGATGAGAAGCGTGCCAAAGACTCAAAGGATCGCAATGTTGTTGTTGCTGAGGCCGGAGCAGCAGCAGACCCTAACGATCCACGGACATATTGGAACCTCGCTAACGCACTCAAGGCGGCAGGGAAGAACGATGAATCAATGGATGCGTTTACTAAATTCCTCAGCATGACTCAGTCTGAGGAAGAGAAATACATCGCACTTGCACGTTTAGCGGAGATTCATGTTTGTCTCGGTAATCAGGCTAAAGCGCTTGAGACTATCCGCATTGCTATTGGAATCCGTCCGATGTACCCAGATGCTCACATTGCGTCTGCTCGTATTCTCATGGGGATGAACAGGCTTGCTGAGGCAAAGGATGCGGTGATGATGGGGCTGCAACTCGAACCACCATATAAGAAGGTTATTGTCTTTAACCCAAGAGATTACGATTTGGAACCCCTTCGTTTATTGGCAGAAATCTATTTCCGCATGTCTACGCCACAGCTTTCCCTTGTTGCATTGAAAGCATGTCTTCAAATCACACCAAAGGATGAGGATCTACAGAAATTGATCCTAAAAATTGAGGTTGAAGCTAAGCGTTCGGATGACGTGCTTAAACTCGTTGATCGCTTGAAAGACCTGGACGATCTTGGCCTTATGGCTGGGCTTGAGGCTGTAGAACCAGAATTGCGCTCACATCCAGCGCTTACACACCTACGGAATACACGTTTAATTAAGAAAACATCAACAGGTAAGGACATTGTGTTCTATTGCGGATTCACCGAAGAGGAATGGACACCAGAAACTGCACGAACCAAGGGTATCGGCGGCAGCGAAGAGGCAGTAATCCACCTCTCCAAGAGGTTCGCTGATCGTGGATACAACGTAACGGTTTACAACAACTGTGGATACAAGCGCCAGAAGTTCGAAAAGGTAGAGTTTAGGCCATTTTGGGAGTGGAATTACCGCGACAAGCAAGATGTCGTGATCGTTTGGCGTTCCCCACGAGCAATGGATTACGAAATCAACGCTTCAAAGGTTATTCTCGACATGCACGACGTTGTTGGCGTAGGAGAATTCACAGAACCACGTATCGCACGTATATCACAGGTCATGTTCAAGTCGAAAGCACATAGAATCCTCTATCCGCAGATTCCAGACGAGAAGTGCTCGATTGTTGCCAACGGTATCGACTGGGATGTATTCCAGCAGGACGTCGTGAGAGACCCTAATTTGATCATCAACACATCTTCCCCCGATAGAAGCCTTAAAACCCTTCTCAAGGCATTTAAACGCGTGCAGGAGGCCGTCCCTACAGCGAAGTTACAGTGGGCATACGGTTGGGGAGTATGGGATTCGGTGTTCTCTGGTGAAGAGAGCCACATCAACTGGAAGAACGAGGTCATTGCACTCGCAGAATCTATTCCTGGCGTAGAAGTATTGGGTCGTCTTGGCCACGAGGAAGTGGCGAAGATGTACCAACGTGCTGCGATATTTGCGTATCCAACCGCATTCTATGAGATCGACTGTATCTCTGCCCGAAAAGCACAGGCTGGTGGTGCATGGCCTATCGTTACTGATTTCGCTGCACTCGATGAGACCGTTCAACATGGATTCAAGGTGAAGACCGATGCGAGTAAAGAAAACTGGGGTAAGCCTTATGAATTTGACTTCGGCCTCCAAGAAGAAAAGGCAGTCGATGAATGGGTGAATGAGTGCATCAACGCGCTAAAGAATCCACCAAGCGAAGAGCGTGTAAAACGTATGCGTGATTGGACGAAACAGTACTCATGGGAAAATATTACTGATGCTTGGATAAAAGTGCTATAATCAAAATATGAACGACTTCTCTTCTGTCATGACCGGATCATCAGACTCCCCCGAAATTGGCGCAGGAGTTTATAAGGTTCTTCGTGTTGGCGCGAATGACTTAGCGTTCCCTCAGCAAAAGGACAAGCTCGCTGAAATCATTGACTTCGCGTCTGGATTCGAGGACGGTTTGTATATGATGAAGATGGCAATGACGAAGAAGCCTTCTGACATGTCACCTATCGACTTCATCCATGAGTATATTTCTATTCAAAAAGACCACGTCAGTACTACAAAGCGGTTAGCGCAACTCAAAAAAGAACTCGCACGATATGAATAACGAAACAATGGTGTCTGGTCGTGGGCCAAAGACAGGTGGAACGGTAAGTATTATCTCAGCAATCAGTGATATTACCGATGGACGCAAGGTTGTGACTACCGCAGGTACACGCGTGCAGATTACTACAGCGCCTATCATGGTCAAACGGTGTACAATCACAGCCGAAACAGACAACACCGGGGCGGTAGTTGTCGGAGGAGCAACGGTTGTCGCATCTCTCTCAACACGAACCGGTGTCCCTCTCAATGCTGGAGATTCATACGAGCTAGAAATCGGCGACCTTTCTAAGGTGTATCTTGATTCTGAGACAAGTGGCGACGGAGTAACATTCAACTACTTCACATAAGAATATATGGGAACAGGCGTAACAAAACAAAGTATTAGTTCAGCCCGCAAGAATTCTACGGGTAGTATTTTCCGCCGTTCCCGTTTGAACCTTATCGAGGGTACGAATGTAACGCTCACCGTAGCAGACGACCCAACAAACGGAGAGATTGATGTAACAATCAATTCTTCTGGTGCGGGATCGGGTACATTTCTTGGTCTTACAGACGTGCCGGCCTCATATGCTGGCGCTGCTTTGAAATTTGCTCGTGTAAATGCGGGAGAAACAGCGTTAGAATTCGCTACCGTATCTGGTGCGGGCGATGTTGTTGGTCCTGCAAGTGCAACTGATTCTGTACCGGCTCTCTTTGATGGTACAACCGGGAAGCTTCTGAAGAACTCGACACCAACTGGAACAGGCAATCCTGTTTTGCAAACGTCGCCTTCGCTTACTACTCCATCGCTCAACGTAGCTACAGCAACTTCAATCAACAAAGTCGCCATTACTGCTCCAGCCACTAGTGCAACCTTAACGATCGCTGACGGTGTTACCCTTTCCGTTCCCTCGGCTGCAACGGTGTCCGGTACAAACACTGGAGACGTAGCTAATACTGCACTTACTACGGGTACACTGGCTCAGTTCGCGGCCACAACTTCGGCACAACTTGCCGGTGTAATTTCTGACGAAACGGGAAGTGGCGCGCTTGTATTCGCAACATCTCCCACATTGGTCACCCCAACTCTTGGCGTAGCCACAGCAACATCAGTAAATGGTGTTACGGTAAATGCCGATCTTGGTACAGCGTCGGTGACATATGTTATTGATGGAGGAGGAAGCGTGATTACTACGGGTATTAAAGGAGATATTCAGATTCCATTCGCTGGGAATATCAGCTCTGTGACAATGCTCGCCGATCAATCTGGATCTGCAGTAGTAGATTTGTGGAAAGATACTTATACAAACTTCGCGCCGACTGTGGCCGATACAATCACAGCAGCAGCTAAACCAACAATATCTGCTGCAACCAAATCTACCGACTCAACACTTACTGGATGGACGAAGACAATTACTTCTGGTGATATCATTCGATATAACATAGATTCCTGTTCTTCTATCACAAGGCTTACTATTACACTCAAAGTTGTTAAGTCATAGCCTATGTCTACCTTCTATTTAGACCTTGAGAGCGGGAATGATGCTTCAGACGGTCTCTCCTTTGCAAATCGTTGGAAAACCTTTACTTCGGGTGCGACAGCAGCGAGAATCGCGCCTGGGGATACTATTCGTGTTATGGGGAGTCCAGCCCCTACATCGCTGGGAGTTAACGGGACTTGGACTGATGGACCGCTAAAAGCGACACAAAATATTACGAGCAGCACAAATGCTACTCCTATTGTCGTTACCCTTACATCTCATGGTCTTACTACGGGAGATACTGTAGTCGTGACCGGTCACACAACAAATACAAATGCAAACGGAACGTGGGAGGTTAACGTTCTAACATCGAGCACATTTGAACTTACCGGATCTGTAGGCAATGGTGTCGGTGGAGCATCCGGTACATTCAGGGTAAGAAACAACAGCCGTGTCATGTTAGCTTCAGCGGTAACAAAGTCTATCCAAGATTGTGGGTTCCAATCTGGTGCATGGACGGCAAGCGCGAACGTCACTGCTACGATAACCACATCAGATTTCAAAGAGGGTTATGGAGCATCTTCTATTGCTATTGCCGCTGGCTTCACAACAGGACTAGCCGCGTATAAGGCACTAGGCGCGATTACGGATTTTTCGGCTTACAAGCAAATATCATTTTGGATAAAACAGACATCCGGTACTATCGGTGCTTCCGGGGCAACAACTCTTTCATTGTGTTCTGACGCAATCGGAGCAGTAGCTGTAAATACAGTGAATGTTCCTAATCTTGCTGCACTTAATCAATGGGTTCCTGTTACTGTTGATACTGGTGGTGCATTAAGCGCAGTTATTCAGTCCGTCGCTTTCAACGTGGTAACTGATAATGGAGCGCAGACCTTTCTCATTGATAACATCACTGCCTGCAAGGATTCGACCTCGGCAGATTCGCTCTCTCTCACAAGTTTGATAGGTAAAAACACTGGTACAGAGACTTGGTGTGGTATTCAATCAATAAACGGGACTCGCGTAATGCTGGATCAAACTACCAATACACTGCCAACAACAACGACATATCGTGGGTATTCCGGAACAACGGGAACTGTTACAGCGTACAAGAGAGAAACAATTAAAACAGCCATCGCAGCAGGCGCCACAGACACGATATCTTCTTTAACCGACAGCGGTACATCCGGGAGCCTTATTGCTTTCGAGGGAGGATGGGATAGGACGGCTATGACAACACAAAATCTTGAAACGTGGATGGATGGATCGAATGGTAATGGGGTTGGCATTGTAGCAGCTAATAGGTCTTACGTGTCCATCAATAAACTTAGTGGCGTTCGCTATAATCGCGTGTTTGCGCCTACAGGCTCAAGTCAATTTTCATTCGACAACATGCATGCAAATAACTGTACAGCGCCTGGGATGCAAATTTCGGGAGCTTATGGGTTGACAATTGGGACTATTTATTCCGCCAGCTACAATGGTAATACCGGAGTCTCTCTTATTGGTTCAGACGCATTTGTTACGGCTGCCCACATTTATGCAGCAAACGGAAATGGGGTCACTGGACTCGGCTTCGGACAATCAACCTGTGATAATATTTCTTTTTCTGACGTTACGGCGCGAAATAATGTCACAACAAACTTCACATTAACTGGAGTCACAAATAGTGTTTTCAGCAGTGTAGTCTCAAAAGAATGCGCCGCTACCGGCATTAACTTCGCTAATAGTCAAAATGTCAGATTCTACAATCTGACTTCTTCGGGAAATGCGTCCGGCTGTACAGCAAACGGTGGAACGAATTATCTCATTAACGCTTCTATTGCAGAAAGTACGGAAGTCTCTTTGACGACTGGTGTAAACTCAATAATTTCTTCACAAGATCACGACGTGACCGTGGGTAATCACCAAATATTTAATGATGGTGGATTAATTTCTTCCGACACAACTACGCGCCATACCGCTTCCGGTATCTGTTGGAAAATGGCTCCGACGAGTGCAACACGCACTTCCATATATCCTCTCGTTCTTCCTATCGCAAAGGTCGCCTGTACTGCATCAACTCTCGTCACTGTGAAGGCATGGATGCGACGAAGCAACACGGGGCTGACGATGCGTCTTGTATGTAAAGGTGGGCAAATTGGAGGAGTTGCATCCGATGTTGTAGCAAGTATGACCGCCGCAGCCAATACATACGAAGAGCTAACAATCACATTCACCCCTTCTGCGGATGGTGTGGTGGAGATAACCGCCGAAGCCTACGGTGGAACGACGTATAATGGATTCGTCGATGATATGACAATAAGCCAAGCATAATATGAGTAAATACGAAGTGGTTGAGAGCACATTTAACGAGACAACCGGTAATTACATCAAGAGAATATCAGTGTCACCAGAAGAGGCGATCTTCTTGAAGTTCACCTACGAACCTATCCCTGAGCGTATTGACGCAGAAGTAGATATCTTCTTGAAATCAAGAGATATGGAGAGACTACAGCAAGAGATTGCCGAACTTCGACGTATGACTATCGACATGGATCAAGAAACAAACGTTGTCATTACTCCAAAAGAAGCAGCGGCAGAAATCCTAGCAGAATAGTATGGCACTCCCGACCCCAATAGAACTGGCCACAATGGACTACGTTTATCTTGGTGGTCCATTCGTGAGTGTTACAACAAAGACAACAACACTCACAGCCTCGATGGACTATGTGTATCTTGGCCTACCTTTTGTTGTGAATGATTATGTGGCTGCTGCCGGTGGTACAGCAAGATCGTGGGGATTCATCTTCGGATAAATGTGCTATCATATAAATAAATAACGAGCGGATTTGATCCTTACTCGGCGAAAGCTGTGTGAGGATCATTTAATAACAACGTATATGGTCTTTTCGGACGTTAGCGGCCTCGACGGCCTCATCCAATCATGTGAGTTCTGGACAGGCAAAGGCAACGCACAGATTAGCGGAGACGCAACGGCTCTCGCTGAGTTCACGCGCCTTATCAACGTGAACTACAACAAAGTAGTCACGATGATTCTTGCATCAATGGATGAATGGGATTTTGATGATATTAACAATGCTGACGCTGGCTTCATCAAGACGTACAACACAACTTCCGGTACACAGACGATCACACTCCCTGCTTCTGACAAGATTCTAAAGATTAAGCGTGCTGAAATCACCTACGATGGGACGAACTGGGTTCGTCTTAATCCCATTGACATCAACGAATACAGTGGCACTTCGGATACCGCGACCATTGCCGCCAACTTTTCACAATCCAAGCCATATTACGACGTACACGGTAACTATGTGTATCTCTACCCGATTCCAACGGCTTCTGTAACTGGAGGATTGAAGCTTTGGATCACACGAGAAGTGGACGCATTCGTTGTGGGAGATACAACACAAGCTCCAGGTATCGACAAACCTTTCCACGACATGATTGCCGTTGGTGCATCTCTCGACTACGCATTCGCTCATGGCCTTGCTTCTACCAATGGCCTTGCTGCCAAGTTCGTTGACTATGAGAACCGTATCAAGCAGTACTACGGATCACGCCAAGAAGACCGCGCGATTGTTATGAAGCCTTCTGATGTTTTCTACGAATAATATGGCTCTAAAGACTATC